TGGTATAAACTATCCGAAACCTCCATCATATTCATAGGGTATCTTATCCTACTATCGATGATTAGTTTCGGCTTCTATATGTTAGGAGTTATATGGGAAGCACTGCTAGGTTAATATATACATATATACGCATCTACTACAAAGCATGAATGCATTGTTATATATACATATATGTTTAAATAACATAAAATAACATTATGGCATTTACAAAAGGAAATAAGTTAAGTACGGGCAGACCAAAAGGAGCAATCAATCGTTCTACTGAAATGATGAAGTTAACAATTGCGAGAGCAGTTGATAATACACTTAACACACTATCAGCAGACTTAGATAAAATTCGGAAAGACGACCCCGAACGTGCAATTGAATTAGCACTGAAGTTAATGGAGTTCACCCTACCTAAGTTAAGTAGAACGGAAATGAAAGCTGAGATAGAACAAAGGATTCATTCCATAAATGTAAACATAACAAAGAGTGGAAGTCAACATTAATACTACAGTTACTTTTGAAAACCTATTAGAATCCAATAGTAGAGTTACTCAACACATTGGAGGAACACGTAGCGGTAAGACATACGCTATTCTTCAATTCCTTATCGTACAAGCGCTTGAAAGAAGGCAAACCATAACAATAGTAAGGAGAACAATACCATCGCTTAAACGAACAGTAATAAAGGATTTTAAGGATATCATATCGGATATCGGAATATGGAATGAGAACGACTTTAATATATCAGATAGAATCTATAAGTTAGGTGAAAGTTCAGTTCAGTTTATTAACTCTGATGACCCGGAGAAGCTTAGAGGTTTAAAGAGTGATATACTATTCATAGATGAAGCATCTGAAATAGATGAGGAAAGTTATTTTCAGCTAAGTATCCGTACATCAGGCAAAATCATATTAGCATACAACCCTACTATATCCCCATACCATTGGTTAAGACAGATGCAGGATTGCGAAAGGTTTGTTACTACATATAAGGATAACCCATACCTTCCTACTGAAATGGTTAAAGCAATTGAAGAGTTGCAAATAAAGAATCCTAAGTATTGGGCAATCTATGGTAAAGGTGAGTTTGCTGCAAATGATAAAGCAATATATCAATTCGAAGTAGTTGATGATTACGAAGGAGAGTTCGTAGCATTTGGATTAGACTGGGGCTATAGCCAAGACCCTACTGCTGTTGTAGCAATCTATAAGAATGGTAATGACCTTTACTTAGAAGAGATACTATATGAGAAAGGATTAGTTCTAAAGGATATTGCGGATAAGTTAAGAGCATTGGATATAACTAAATCTGAAGAGATATGGTGTGATAGTTCAGAACCTCGTAGTATAGAAGAACTATACCGAATGGGCTTTAATGCAAAGGCTGTAAAGAAAGGACCTGATAGTATTAAGTTTGGTATATCAGTATTGCAGAATCATAAGCTACACATACAAAAGAAATCACAAAACCTTATTAACGAAATGTACGCCTACCAATACGCAACTGATAAGCATGGTTATATAACTGATACACCCGAAGGAGGATTAGACCACTTATTAGATGCAGCACGATATGTAGGGATGATGAAGTTAACACAAAAAGCACAAACAAAAGGAACATATGCAATCTCAATCGGAAATTATAAATACTAAGAGTTGGAATGAAGAGGAGATAAGAGATTTAATCTTATTTGCTCAATCACTAAGAGAAGAGAACGAAGAGTTAAGAGCTAAGATAATAGCAATGGATGCTTATGTAAAGAATGGCGATGCTAAATTAAGACAATTACAAATGATATTAAAACGATATACAATATGAAAAAAGAAATAGAATTATCAATACCCACATCATATGGGGATATAACTCTAAAGAAGTGGTTAGGTTTACAAAAGGAGATAGATAACTATGAAGGCGATGTTGAAGCAATTGGTGCTTTGATGATATACCACTTATGCGGATTAGACCCATTGTATTTAAATGGATTGGCAATGGAAGATTACAATGTAATCAAAAACGAATTAGCATCTTTCTTACAAGATGTTGAATTGCCATTACAAAGATTTATAAATATAGATGGTGTTGAGTATGGCTTCGAACCAAATTTAAGTAAGATGGCTTATGGTGCATATGCTGATATATCTAAGTTTGACACGATAGCAATCGATGATAATTGGGCTAAGATAATGAATATACTATACAGACCTGTAACTAAGAAAACGGGTGATATGTATTCAATCCAAACATATACAGGCGATGATAAATACACTAAGTTTTTAGATGTACCTATGGATGTACACTTTGGAGCACTTTTTTTTTTATCAAATTTACAACTCAGCTTACTCAATTCTATCCTGAAATTTTCGATGGAGACGGAAGCTCTACACAGCATCAAGCCAATTTTGCAAAGAAGTGGGGAACATATGGAGCGATTGTTGACTTGGCAGAAGGAGATATTCTCCGATTCGATAAAGTTGTAGAAGAACCATTAGAGAAATGTTTATTATATCTCGCATTCAAAGCAGATAAGAACCAATTAGAATCCTTAATGCACAAAGAAATGCTGAAAGGGATTAAGTGATAATTATATTTGTTTTATTTAGTGTTATTACTTTTATAAAGAACACATTATGTCAGGTAGATGGAGTAACAGCCGTAACGGCAATTTAAGATATTCAGTAAACAGAGAGAACCAGAGCGGGATTTACATTGGACCAACTCGTGGTTTATCTTCTCCTAAGAATAATAGAAGAGGATGTCTTTGCTTAAATGCAAACACTTATGATGTTAAATGTTGCAATGGGGCTTTAATGGAGCAAGGAATAGGTAATATACAATCACCAAATAGAACCGGTGGTGGTGGATTTGGTGATGGGTATAGTGATGGATTTGATACCCCCATATGGTAGTTGGTTTTAAATAATAATAGAATAAAATAAAAACATACAAATGGCAGAATTAAGTAAGCAAGCTCTAATCGTAGAAAATAATCAGAGCTTCCCAAACAATAATAATGGTGTAATTACACCAACCGATTTAAGAAGTTTCAATACCGATGTAATTGATTCAACTGTTAATCAAACTCAATATACTGCTAATAGTGGTAGTTGGAATGTTGGTATAAGTAATCTAAACGCATTTACTGCATCTCAACAACCATCCTTCACTGCATTGAATTCATTCACTGCATCACAATTAGTAATCAATAGTGGTGTTAATACGTTTACACAATCAGCAAGTGGAAGATTAAACAATTTGGAAGCATATACTGCATCATTTACTACATCAGTTGGAATATACGATGAAAGTGTTTTTGTGCAAAATGTTAATCAAATTAACTTTATGGGTAATGGTATCACTGCATCTTATGTTAGTGGTAAAGCGGTAATAGATGTAAACTTTACTCCATTAAATAACTTTACACAATCTACCTCTACTCAATTAAATTCATTACAAGCGAACTTTAATTCATTTACGCAATCTACTGATAATAGTATTGCATTAATTGAGCAAGTAACTGCATCTTATGCAACTACGGGTTCTAATAGTTTTGCACAAAACCAAAACTTTGAAAAGAACATAACTGTAACTCAAAGTGTTTATGTAGGTCAGAACATATATGTAAATGGTGGAATTGAAGCAACTTATATTAAAACAATATACGAAACATCATCAGTAATATACTCTTCTGGTTCAAACCAATTTGGAGATGCATCAAACGATAATCAAATACTAAGTGGTAGTACATATGTTGAAGGAGAATTGTATGTTAATAAACTAAATGTAACGGCTCAATTCAATACAACAAACGCATTCACTGCATCTCAATTACTAATCAATACAGGATATAATACATTTACTGCATCTACAAATTCTGATTTAAATGCAATACATCTTACAACTCAATCCTTAAACGATTATACTGCAAGTAATACACAAAGAGTAGATGTGTTATCTTCTTTCACAGGAAGTTATGCAACAACAGCTTCTAATACATTTACAGGAGACCAAACATTAGTAGATGCAGCAGGAAATAGTGTAACTCTATCTGATGTATCTGGTAGTTTAATGTTAGTTGCAAAAAGCTTTACATCTGCATCTGCACACATAAGTGCATCTACATCAACGCAAGTAAACTTAATATTCAAAAATAATAGTAATACTGCTGATACAATCATATCAGGTAGTAATAACTTATTTATAAATCCAGCAGCACCAACTGCAGGTTTTAAAAGATACATTGGTGGTAGTGGAAATATAATGTTGAACCCAAGCAACGTTCCACAAATAAGTGGTAGTATGGCATTTAGTCCAACAATGAATAATAACTTTTATGGTGGTAGTTCGATAACCACAACTATGAGAGGGCCTGCGACTAGCTCTGTTGCATGGGCAATTTCAGGCAATATTATAAATCAGGCATTAAACATAGGAAGTAGTGTAGCAAATAATGCAGAGAAAATAGTTACAGGTTTAAATGTAAGTGCTAATATTTTAAATAATAGTTTGACTGTTATTGCAAATAGAAGAGATACTACACAACTTTTAAATATAACTAATAATCAAACTGCTTTTGCCGCTACAACTTTAAACGCTGCATCATCCTCTCTACAATATGTAGGTAATTTTGGTGGAGCACTAACCTTAAATAATAATGCAAGTGGAAGTGGAGCTGCAATTATAAGTTCATCAAACGCAACATATGTAGCTTATAATACATTTGCAGCACTGAATACTACAATAACTACAAGTGGAAGTTCTGACCCAAATGATTTAAAAGGAAACTCATATATCAGACATATTGAAAATAACGCAATATTCGGAAATAGTAATACTGCAAATTTACCATATGCAGAAACAGGTTCAAACGCATTAGCTTCAACAATGATTGCCGGCTTTAGTTTAGGTGTAACCGGTAGTAATGCAAGTAACTTATCAGGTCTACTTAGAACTGAAGGTTCTGCATTCTTTGGTAGATATAACGCATTAGATGGTAATAAAGCACAATCGGCTCAGACTGTTTTTGCAGTTGGTACAGGTACTGCGGCTAATAGAAAGACTGGATTCTTAATCGATAGTGGTTCTAATACATTCATTGAAGGTTCATTAACTATAACAGGTAGTGTATATCAAAATGTAATTTCACAAAGTATAGTAGATGCAACTGCAAGTATTGATTTAAGTAGAGCAAACTTTTATAGAGTTACTTTACCAGCAAGTACTCGTACAACATTTAGTATTGTAAACCCTGCAGTAGGACAAAGTGCAATGATTCAAATTACAACTGATACAAATGCATCAGCATCGTTCACTTCAAATGTTAAACAACCATCTGGCTTTGGATATACACCATCAACGGGTTCAGGCAATATAGATGTTTTAACTTTAGCATGTTTTGATGGAACAAATGTATTAGTAACAAACGTAACAAATTTAGTATAATGTTAATACAATCATTATCTTTCAATACTCAAAAATTAAGAGTAGGATTATTCTATCAAGGTGGTATTATTGTTTATGTAGATAATAATAAAAGACAGGGATTGATTGCATATAACACTGGGTTTGCTTCAAATAATTTAGCATGGGGCCCAAATGGTTCATATACTCAAAGTAGTCTATATGGACAAGGATTTACCAATACACAAAATGCATACAACACTTTATCACCGGCATCTAATACCGCATTATATACTGTTTGGAATGGAACATTCAATGGATACTCTGATTGGTTTTTACCAAACATAGCAGAAGCTACATATGTAGCTGCTATGGCAGATACGGGGTTTAATGCAAATCCTTTAGATTTTTGGAATTTTGGTACTATTTGGTTAAGCGAAGCACCACCATCACCTACTTCAGGTATCTATGCATATGACCGTGACTTTCCTGGAGCACCTTTTGTAACAACCAGATTTAGAAATGAAACTGATAATAGAAATAGTATTGCCTGCAGATATATTACATTCACATAAAAAAAATAATTACTTTTTAAACAAACAATGTTATTAACAATATAAAAAACAAATTAATATGAATTCAAAAACTGTATTAAATAAGATACTATCGCTTTTATCAAAAAACGAAGTGATTTTAACTTATGCTAGATTAGCAGACGGAACAATCGTAGAATCAGCTACTTTCGATGTTGGTGAAGATTTGTTCGTAGTATCTGAAGATGGTACTAAGACTCCAGCTCCAGATGGTATGCATGAATTAGCATTAAAAGATTCTGAAGGAAATGAAACACTTATCAAAGTTAAATCTGAAGCAGGTAAAATTGTTGAAAGAGAAAACGTTGAATTAGCAGCTGCTGATGAAGAGACTGTTAAAGTTGAAGATTTACCACAAGCATCTGGCGATGTTATGGATGTAAACGCAATGCCTGACCTAAAAGGACAAGTACCAAGCGGAACTTTAAAGATGGCTGAAGAAACTGATTCAGTTGAAACTATCCCACAAGATGATGAAGCTCCAATGAAAGAAAAAGGAACTGAATCTGAAGATGGAGAAGAAGAACCATCAATCGAAATCGAATTGAAAAAGATGATGGAGAAAATGGCGTATCGCATCGAAGAGATGGAAAAGAAGGTGATGAAAATGGAAGAGGCAATGTTGCCACCC